TAGGTGTTTTAACAGTTTTCTCGATAGATTCCGTAATTGTTTTTTCGTTAGAAGTCGTGTTTGTCAACTCATTCTTAATTGATCTGTAAAGATTTTTAGATTCTTTAAGAGATTCAACATCATCAAATCTTCTAAGGATATTTATTTTTTCTTGTTTAGTAGTAGAATGTTCAGTAAACAATCTTGTTGCGTAAGCCAAGTTAGAATTGAAAACAGCAACCTCGTTTAATTTAGTTCTGAAAATATCAAGAGCTTTTTTGTATTCTTCATTTTTTTCTCTCAACATGTCAACTTCCTCATTAACTCTTGTGTTAGGTCTTTGTCTGATTTCTTTTCTGTTTACGTTTTGGTCAAAACCTTTTCTGTTACCAACTTTGTTAGCTCTAGCGTAACTGTTAGTTCTTGCAGCTTCTTTAGTTTCTTCCTTTTCGTAAGTTTTGTAGTGACCGTCTTTTTCACCAGCTTTCTTCTTAACTCCATCAACTGTCGTCTTACGTTTGAATTCGTGTTTGTTTGATCCGTAATTTTTTTCTTCTTTGTATTCAAATTTAGCTTTACCCGTACCCATAGCCTTAACGCCTTTTCCGAAAGCTTCTTTTCTCTTTTCGTCAAAACCGCCGTCCATGTTAGGTTTTTTATCATATTTGAATTTAGAAGGATTACCCATTCCAATACCTTTTGGTTTCATTTTAGATTTAAGAGCTTCCATGATTTGAGATTCTAAACTATCTTCTTCCATGTAGTCTTCTTCCATGTAGTCTTCTTCCATGTAATCAATGTTGTCTCCTTCTTCCATAGAATCAGTATACATGTCCATACCTTCTTCCATAGAATCAGTATACATGTCCATACCTTCTTCCATAGAATCAGTATACATGTCCATACCTTCTTCCATTTCAGGTACATCAACCTCAAGTTCATAGATAGTTTCACCTTCTTCCATTACGCCACCGAAGTTAAAATCGTCAGCATTAAGATCATCTCCATCTTCTTCTGACATATAATCAAATTCTGCAGATTCTCCTAATTGGATTAGGTACTCATCTTCTCCATCTTCTAAATGAACCATGTCATCTTCTTTTTTTACAATGATTCCGTCTTCATCACCCATAGCTTTGAATACTTTCAAAACTTCTTCGTCTGACGCACCTGTAAGATCAACTGTTTCATCATCCATGTCCATTTCTTCATCGTCCATGTCAAATTCTTCATCGTCTTCGTCATCCATGTCCATTTCTTCATCGTCCATGTCCATTTCTTCATCGTCCATGCCCATTTCTTCATCGTCCATTTCAAACTCACCTTCAGCACCTGCGTCTTCGATGTCAACGTCCTCTTCTTCATCTTCAACCTCATCCTGTTCGTTAAGAGATTCTTTTACTAATTCTTTGATTTCTTCCTTCATAGTCGAACGAAGTACTCCTTTTACATTCTCTTGTAGAGCCTCTTCCAAATTTCGAATTTGTAAAAGAGCTTCCTCCACCGTGTTTCTATTGTTTTCCATATATTTTTATAGAGTTTTCAAATAAATATCTCGTTTTTCTAAAAAATTATTATTTACGGTCATTTCAGCCAAAAAAAAATGGGAAAAGACATTTTGTCTTTTCCCATTCTCAAATTATTTTTTTGTTAATTTTAATCGATTACTTCATCGATTTTACTTTCACTGATCGAAGTAATTCTCCAATCCATAGAATAATTTTCATAAACTTTGGTAACTTTCGCTTCAACATCCGTTGGGTTATATCCACGTACCAACTTTTCTTCTCTTACTTTTTTTACCTTACCTGTTTCGTTATCCACGATGTCAGTGGTAATTTTTGCTACAAAATATTTTTCATCCATAATTAATTAGTTTCCCAAATAATCGGTCAATCTTTTCATTAAGTCAAGAGAAGCATTACCTGATTCCCCAACATGACGTTCTACTGATCTTTTATTTTCTTCTTCAAGGTTTTCTTCATAGTTTAATCTATCCTCAGGATTTAAGAAAAGATATGCTCCAGGTGTAGACGGTGAAGATACTAAGTCAAAACAAATTAATTCAAAATCATCTTGTACTTCATTTTGTTCTCCAACTTTTTTAAGTGATCCTACACCACGAGAAGATATACCCAAAGTAACACCTTGACGAAGATAGTTCGCCGCTAAGTCTCCCTTTGTAGAAACAACTCCTCTTTCGTGAAAACCTGGACTTGTCAACAATTTAAGTTTACCCATCAAGATAGGTCCTTCCCACCAAATGTCTGTGATAATATGTGATACGCGATCAAGATCAATTAAAGAAGACTCAGGGTGATTTAACTCAGAAAGTGACGTACCCTTCTGAATCATCTTTTTATAGTTCTCAGCCTCTCTCATCAATATTTCTTTTGGGTATACTCTACCGTTTCTATTTGGTGTATTATATTTCTGTAAGACCGCATAGAACTCAAATGGTTTTGAATGATCTAAGGAATTTTTATTTTCTTTGATAAGGTCCAAATTTTTACCCTCATTTGGGTTAATATATCCCGCATCATACTCAACAAGAATTCCTCTACCCGAATCTCTCGGACCTAATATTTTAAAATCGTTCATAGGTGTTTTTAACAATAAATACTAAACTATTTGTGTTTTTGTTTTTACAACTCGAGTATTCCCTTTTTTAGTTAAATAAAACTTGAAATATTCGTTCTTGTTCAGAACATCTGAATAAACATTTTGTATGAGAGTTTTGATTATTTTTTTTAACTTTGGTGACTTGAAATCCATGTGTTCTTTCACATATAAATTCACTTCTAAATTCATGAATGATTTCTTTTTTAATTGTATCCCGCTTGTTCTGAGATCTAAATCTACGATAAACTTGTCGTCAAATAATTCTCTATTTAAGTTTTCGTATACGGAGTGTTTAACGGATCGAGACATATTGAGTACTACTCGGTTCCAATTCTCGACTTCTTTTTTGGGTTCAACCCACGTTTGGATATTTAAGTAAATTGATTTTAGGTTTGTTGAATCTATGGTTCCATACTGTGATTTAAATGTACGAAACCCACTTAATTTGTTGGTTTTCCCTTTTTTCATATAAATTTTTCATAATCTATCGTTTATTTTTTAACAATACTACGCAAAATTTATATTTATATCAACAAACCAATTTTATGCTAATAATCAATGTAGATTCGAGGGGTATCGAAAAGTCCCTCAAAGAACTTAAGAGCAAAGTAATTAAAACAAGACAAAACCAGAAATTGTTTGAGCGAAAAGAATTTGTAAAAAAATCTGTAAAAAGGAGAAAAGAAATTCAAAGAGCCGCTCACATCCAAAAATTGAAATCGTCTAATTAAAGGCTCTCGTTCAATTTTTTAATCTTGTAATAGTTTACTTCGTTGAAAGATTCTGTGGTAACCTTTTTTATCACCTGATCGATCTTGCCCAAAGTTTCAGTATCGTTTTCTTTAGACTTTGTTTCTTCTAATTTTTTGATAACCTCATCTTTAGTTTTATTAAATCCTTCGATCAAAGTTTCTTTTGGTGTGGATAATAAAGATTTCAATTCCTTACGATCAGACTCATTTAAAGTTGAGATATAAGACTCAATTGATTTGTTTGCAATAGATACCATAGATTTCAATGGTATAGTAGAAATAAGGTTTTCTGACATGACTTCTTTTTCAGATTGTAATAGACCTTCTCTAACTATTTTTTTACTTTGGATTTTTTCCTCTAATTTTGTTAGGTTATTAGAGAATAAAGAATCGATATGTTTGTAATCGTTTTCACAAATTTCAGTTCCAACCCACTCGTTCAATTTCTTTAAAGTTTTAGGTGTGATCTTATTGATTGTGTTTTCGTAAATTGTGATACAAGAATTTATATAATCATCAACGATTGATTCGTTAAGTCCTTTTTTTGATCCTAACTCATCGTAAAGATAATATAGTGTTGAGATGTTTTTATTCTCCAATACTACCTTTTTCAACGTCTGTAATTCTTTTTTCATGGTATCTTTACCATAAGATTTTGTCAAACGATTTTCTATTTTTGATTTTAGTTCTCCGAATTTCATTTTTAAGTTTTTTAATAAATATCAACTTAATTTATTTATTTCATCAACTTCTGTTTCAGAGGTTTCTTCATCATATTCATCTCTATCAATCATTTCACCATCCCACCAATCATGACCACCAAACCATTCCTCAAAATTTTGTACATCATTTTCATCGTCAAAGTAAGATTCTACTTCATTTTTCCAATATTCTTTAACACTAATAGTTGCGTATCGTTTAGTGATTATTTCGTAAGTATGTAGTTCTGGAATTCTAATTCGTTCTGTCTCAAAGTTAGGATTTAGTTTGTATAACGCAAAAATAAAAGACAGATCATTATCATCGGCCGATAAACCAACATCCTCCAAAATACTCATTACACCCTTTTTACCATTATATGTAATTAAATCATTACCATTCTCATAAGGATCAATATCGTCTCTTATTCTTCTTAAGATGAACTTTAAGTTTTTTTCAGGAAAATTTTTAAATTCACTCATAATGATAAATATTAGTCACCAAGAAGTCTGTTTAATTCTTCTTCTATTAGTCCTAAAGATTGATTGGCTTTTTGGAAATCTAAAAATTCATCTTCCTCAAACATTTCACTCTCAACTAATAATTTAAGATTATCTTTTTTAACGTTTTCAGGTAAACCTTCTGCCGGTGGTGGTGCTCCTCCAGCTTCAGGTGGTGGTGGTGGTGCTCCACCTTCAGGTGGTAATCCTCCTGCCTCTGCACCTGCTGCCGGTGCCGCTGTAGATCCACTTGCGGGTTTGTATAACTTATCAACGGTGTTAAATATACCTGTTGAAGTAATAATTGTTGCAGTATTATCAAGTTCGGCAGAAACCGCTCTTTCCATTCTAATCTGTTGAAGTTCTGTTTTAATTTCTTCATCAGAGAATCCAAATATGTGTTTCTTAGCCCAAGTTGCTGATGTTGGTTGGATTGATTTAGGTATTTCAGAAACCATATCCTTGTAAAGTAATACTTTTTCTTTCCATATGTCAATCATCAACAAGTCAGCTTGTTTTGACGGGTTTGTAAGACCTAATGTAAAGTTTTGTAATTCGTCCTCAAATCCTAATAAGAATAAGTGGATAATTGCAATTTTATTCATTTCGGCAATAGCAGATTTCTGAATTCTGTTGATTGTTCTTGCAAAACGAATA